ATATTTCCTTCTTGAGGAAGATAAGAAGTCGACGAACATTAACTCGGTCAAGCGCTGATGCACTGGCCTGCAGCGTCTTCTGCCCGAAGATGACAACTCCCTCTTGTGGGAACTGCGCAATCGGGTTGACGTTGACGCCATACAGGTCGTCTCTTTCTTTTGAGGTTAGGCGCTTGGATACTCCGGTTGCAACAATACCGGTCGAACCATCTGATAGGCCGCCACGGTTGAAGCCGGCTGGTGCGAACCAGGGCTCTGCAACTCTTTCTGTGTATCCAAAGGCCGCTATTGCTGCTACTGTTGCAGGGACATACAATACAGTGTTTGATCCTCGATCTCTTATCTGGACCGCCGGGTAGTAAGCAGCGCCGTAAGAACTATCAAAACCTCTTGTCTTCATAGCGGTCACAGCAGTGCTAGGAACGGGAAGTCTAGTCCTGTTTGTTCCTATATCGCCGGAAGTTAGCTCAAAACGAGGCTTGTAATCGTTTTCGATATCGATAATAGCCAATGTGTCTTTTCTTTCCTCGGCCATATCGACCAAGTAGTCAGTTATTAGGGGATCGGATATGCCCGGTACTGCCACAACGTTGTGTTCGACCACATCAGGGTCTCTAAGCATGTCGATCGCTTTACGGACTGAGTACATCTCATATGAGGTTTGTTCAGTGAAACCGTTAATTAGCCGGTTTGCGAAAGGCTCTGGCTCTGTGATATCCAAGCCATCCGTTCCGCCAACTAGCGGCATCGTAAATGAGTTAATGCCGGCGCTAAGAAGGTCGTCGACGTCTCCTGTTCCTCTGAGTGAATTTCCATCCTTTCGTGAGCCTGAAACATAAACAGGAACTGTGGCTGAACCTGAAACATCGTCTAGCGTGAAAATGAAGGAATATTCAAGTCCAGTTCCTGGTGAAGCAGAGCCGTCGCCGTAAGGATCCGCTATATCTGAAGAAAGACGCCTGGTGTAATCACTATAGCCGTTGTCACGTCTAGCAAAAGTGCCTTGCGATCGAACGCCATAGAATGCGCTCTTAGGTGTTGAGACACCATAAGCACCTGACTCACGAAGTGAAATCCGAGGGAACTCAATACTGGCTGTTACACTACCGGTGAAGGCCTGCCCGACGTATCCAGATCCGGTTGTAAGCGTAACCGAAGCGAACATTGAGGATCCACTAACTACTAGGCCGTCGGTTTCGGGACCAATGGGGGCGCCCACGGCTTGGCTGCCGGTGGTTACTTGAGTCGCTGTTCTTATTGGCCCAAAGTAACCAAACGGAAGAACTGACGAGTTTGCAGTAGCGTTATCGACCTCATCGTTCATATCCATACGAATATATTTTGAAACATTGTTATGTGTTCCATACTCTACGTAGTATTTCTCGGTGGTATCCCAGCTTAGATATTTGTCACCAATTCGACGGGCAATATAATCTGGGGATGCCGGGTTTAGATTCAAGCCTGTGAATGACTCTAAAAGATCTAAGGAATTATCTGTATCGCTTGCTTTGCGCACAAAGACGTCAAACTTGCCGTAAGGATTAACGGTCGGGTTGACCGCTGCTTTCACATTAACAATTGAAATTTTAAGATTTTTGTTATCCCATTCTCCTCTAACGTCGGTAGCAACAAAGCGGAAGAGTTTTTGCTGGTCTTGAGGCTGGTAAGCAGCTACCTCTTGCGTAAGGTCCTGGGCGAAGACTAGGCCAGACTTTGCAACGGCGGCGACGCTATTTCGATCTGCAAGATCGGCTGAGCTGCCGGACAGGCCGGCAACAAAAGCAAAAGCATTCTTCCCAGTGCCAACAAGTGCAGTTGGTGCGCCGGAACTGGCGCCGCCACACACAATCTCTTGTAGGGAACTTTCAAAAGTCTCTCCCAGCCAATAGTTCAACACTGTGTCGCTACCATAAAGTGATGTATTTGTATAATGCGGGTTTGTGTTAAACACTTTACGAATATAATTTTCTGAGGCTGGATTAAAGTCGAATGTGGCAGTAAGGTGGGTCATTGCTGCTCCAGTGCCACTTGAGCCTGAGATAATTGCTGTGTACTTAAGATCTAGCGGGCTTGTGGACTCGTTCTGCATCATTGTGCCGCCTGTGCCAACCGGGGTGGTCAAGCCATTTGCAGTACTTATAAGTTGTATGGCCGTCAGCTCGTCCGTCAAATAAAATGTTGCGCCGAGCGAAGCAGTTACCTGATCAAAGCCGGTGGCGCCAGAAACAACGTTAGCAACAAACAGGCCACTAGCGGTTAGGGCGGTCCAACCGGCTTCTCCTGAGCCAACCGTCAAAGCCGGATGCTCGTTTCCTGCTAGACGAACAAACGTTATCGGGTCGTTGTTGCGAAGATAGGCTTCAGCTGCGAATGCTCCATAAGTCGGGGCGGCAAAGTTTCCTTCACGCCAAACATCTCCACCCCTACCTCCTGGTGATGGGGGTCCAAAAACTCTATATAGATCGTCTGTTGATTCAAGTCTAACAGGGGTCATCGATGGTCCGTATGCAGAACGGCCAATTATTGCCGGGCCAATCGCTGGCGCAGCAGAGGGGATCCCTGATCGATCAATCTCTGCTACTTGAACTCCAGGTGAAATAAATTTAAATTTGTTTGCGGGCATTGCTTAAACTCCTTAGTTGAATTATATAATATTATAGTTCACTACTAAATAGTTATTTCTTTTCTAAAAACACTTATAATGTTAAAATTGTTGTCTCTTTTGGAAATTTGTACTCTACAATGCTTTCCCTGACTATTATTTTTGGCTTTTCTTCGTTAACATATTGGCCGAATAGATAGCCGATAATGTTAAAAGAGATTTTTGCTTCTAGCTTTCTCTGCTCTTCACCTAAGTTTGCCGAGTTGTCAGTGATGTTGTAGTTTGAGTCCATAAACATTTCATAGCGATGAAAGTTGTTTTGTATCACATGATAGTTTATATTTCCGGTCCTTACAATGAAAGGTTGGATCATCTCATTCATCTGCTGGGTGTATAGTGAGGTTAGAATAACTTCATAGGTCGGGTTAACGTGCACGACTTGTGGTATACCGATAAAGTCATATACTACTTTTGTCTTTTTTCTTCTTTTGTTCTGCGTTGACTGTCCGGTTCTTTGTTTCGCAAGGGCATTTGAGAAATCTGCAGTTTTATTTTGCATTATCCTCTTTGCGATCTGAATCGAAGCACCATTTGAGTCAGCCGGGACGTTTCCTTGGAATATTCCTTTCTTTGAGGGATCTTTTGCCAATCCGGTTCTTGCAACAGTGATAATCGGAAAGTTTAAAATGTCATTTGTTCTAGGATCTTTCTTTGTATACCAAGCACGCTCTGAACCCTGCCAAATAACCGGCACTTTCTCAAATCCCTCATTCGTCCTTGTGCTAATGTTCAGATCTTCGTTAACAAAGTTAAAAACAGCCTGATCGATGTTCTCCAATGTCGAAGGCTCAAATGGGATGTGCACTAAATTTTCTGAACCGTTATTGTCCATTGAATAAGCCCTCTCTCGATCTTAGGCACTTGGCCGAAATCTCAAATCGTTTGTCTGCCTGTCCGAATAGAAGTCTAGGCTCAATAAGGGTTGTTATTTCGTATAAGATCTCGTCATACAACACGAAATCCCCCTCTCTAACATAAAGATTTTGATCTTCTGTCAACCTTCTCTTATGGAAGTTTACAGTTATTGTGGCTGTTTTGTCTAGACCGTAGTTTGATGTCTCTGTTTGGATCCCGTCAAACTTAACCAGCGCATATACTCTAACCGGAGGAAGGAACGTCTTTTCGATCGCCTCTCCGTAAAGCGGGTGATAGTTTGTATGCTCTAAAGAAAGCGGGTAATAGGCGACAGTCTGCCCTATCACCCTTTCGATTAATTCATCGTTAACTTGCTTTACAAGATCTCGTTCTTTTTTATTAAAAAAGAGCGGTGGTGGTGGCTGGGCTGGCCTGCTCCATTCGTTGTCTGCCATTACGAACTACCTTGCGGACCAGAATAGATTGGCATCGGGATAGCCTTAAACGTTTCAACCACTGCTGATATCTTTGTTTGGTCATCGAGCGCCAACTTAGTATATGTCAACTCATCCATAATGGTCTTGAGTTCTTCTCTAAGCGCTTGCTTCTCTGCCTTGCTTTCATCCTTAAGGGCAGTCCCGTTAAGTGTCACAGACTCGCCAGGGATGGGCACAGTGGCGAACTTAGACCGTATCTCGCCTAGCTGTCCTTTTGACACTGCGAATGCATAACGACGAATCCAATGTTTACCTATCGAGTTGATACTAGCATACGGGACATTTTCGTACGGAAGCGTGTTTATGTTGTTGACACCGTTGATCTGCTTCTCAACATAGGCTATCGATGAAGAAAGCGGCGACTCGTCAACTGAGTACTCAATCCACATTTTTTTAGGCTGTACAATGGTAGGGGAAGGGAAAATGCGAAGTTGGTTGTTTCTTAATTGGTATGAAAAGCCGCTAGTTCTTGTATAAATAGCGTC